TGGGTTGTGTACTAGATACCCCCCAATAATAAGGATAGATGCCGGTTATAGTTATAGCTGAAGTTTGAAATCCTGTAGAAGATGCTTGAGGAGCTGTAGTAGTTCTAACCGCAGCAATTCTGGTGTCATTCACACCTTTATTATTTTTCTTAACTAATCCAGCACTATAGTTACCGCTTCCTGTCCAGCTGCTTGTTCCTGAAGGTACTGAAAAATCAGCTATTCCTGTAGGCGCATAAGTATACGTAGTGTTGGGGTTGTTTGGATTGGCGTATCCAAATTGGTCAGCTACGTTTGTTGTTGTTCCGGTTGTGGGTGAAGTTGTTCCTGAGCCTATGGCTGTTCCGGCTCCGCTATTTACAGAGCGAGATATAGATAAATTGGTGAATGCTCCAGCATCATTCTTTGTTCCAACTAATGAAAGAGATTGTGCTACCGTTTGACCAACTTCATAAGTACCGGCAGTGATGCCTGTTATTGTTATAGTAGGAATGGTATATGTGGCCAGTACATCTGGGAAAAGAATGGCGTCTAATACCTGAACAATTGTTTTAGTTTTCCATTCAGAAGCAGCTGTTGCTGTTGCTCCTCCCACTGCAGTGCTTTGAACTGTATCAGACATAGTCGTATTATAAACAGTACTTAAATTATCGCTTGAAATAGTTAATCCTACGTTGGGGCTAACCGTTAAAACTCCAGATGTTGTTATAGATATATCCCCAGAGCCTAAAACAGAGTTACCGTTAATTGTTTTAATATTAGTTCCGCTAACAAGAGTATTTTGTTTAGCGTTTAATGCTGTTTGTGTTGCTGTTGATACAGGTTTATTGGCATCACTAGTATTATCAACGTTACCTAAACCAACGGAAGATTTATCTAAAGTTTGCCAGCTCTTATCACCTCTCCAGTATTGTGTTGTAGTACCTGCAGTAATTGTATTTTCTTTAGCATTAAGAGCTGTTTGTGTTGCTGTTGATACAGGCTTGTTAGCATCGCTAGTGTTATCAACGTTGTTTAAACCAACAGCGGACTTATCAAGGCTTTGCCAACTCTTATCACCTCTCCAGTATTGTGTTGTAGTACCTGCAGTAATTGTATTTTCTTTAGAATTAAGAGCTGTTTGAGTTGCAGCACTAACAGGCTTGTTAGCATCACTAGTGTTATCAACGTTACTTAATCCAACATCCGCCTTTGCCAGGGTAACTGTACCCGTTTTACCTGCTACGGAAGTAACCGGAGCTGTGGGATAATTTAATTGTGTCCATGAGCCAATTTGACTTGGTGTGGTACCTGTAATTATAAATACTGTACCGGTATCTGTTCTATTAGCCCAGTCTCCCTTTTGGCCTGTGAGCGCTAACATCGCGCTCTCGGTAGCTACAGCGCCTAAGTAGTCACTAATAGCCAAGTCAGGTAGTTGAGACGACGTTAACTTACTGGATGCATCTAACGTGGCTACACCGCTGGCAACACCTAAAGAAGAAGTATTTACCTTGGCGTTTAATGCTGTTTGAGTAGCGGTTGATACAGGTTTATTAGCATCACTAGTATTATCGACGTTAGATAGCCCAACGGCGGATTTATCTAAAGTTTGCCAGCTCTTATCACCTCTCCAATACTGTCCTGTTGTTCCTGCGGTTATTGTGTTTTCTTTAGCATTAAGAGCTGTTTGTTGAGCTGTTGATACAGGCTTGTTAGCATCGCTGGTATTATCAACGTTAGACAACCCGGCAGCAGTTTTGTCTAAAGTTTGCCAACTCTTATCACCTCTCCAATATTGTCCTGTTGTTCCAGCTGTTATTGTGTTTTCTTTAGCATTTAATGCTGTTTGGGTAGCTGTGGATACAGGCTTGTTAGCATCACTAGTATTGTCAACGTTGCTTAGCCCTATACTTTCTTTAGTAAGTGTTATATTTCCACTACCCAACAAACTTTCTTGGTTCAGTGTTTTAATGTTATTTCCACTGACAAGTTGATTTTGTTTTGTATTAACTTGGGCTACAGAAGCAATGACGGTGTCGTCTACTAAAACAGTGTTTGTTTCTTTAATCAAGCCATAACCCGCCAAAATAAGATTAGCGTCTTGATTTGTGTAATAAACAAAATTTAATGGGGTTGTATTTAGATTTACATTTCCGCTGGTTATTAAAACCCAGGCAGAGTTTTTATTAATCGACCCATCTAGTACAAACACATAAACACCATTTTTCATCTCTAACGAAGAATCAGCATCTGTAGTTCTTTGCCAAATTCCTCCGATATTAACAGTGTAAATACCGTTTTGTGCTGGGTTTGTTTGATTTTTAACCAGTACACGGTTACCTGCAGTTAATGCAACACCATCAATTGAAGTTACTGAGCCAGTTAAACTTATATTTCCGGTCTGAGGAGTAGTAGCTACCTTAACAGGCTCTCTAACAGTCAAACCGCTCTGTAAAGCATCGACATAGGCTTTTGTGGCAGCATCACGCTCGTTAATAGGTGTACCTAGTGAAGTTATTCTAAAATTATTTAAACTAACATTGTTTCTAGGAGCTGTGAAGCCATCTATACTTTGTTGTTTAACATAGCTTGTAGTAGCTAGTCTGGTATTATTGTCTGTATAGTCTGGGGTGGGTGCAGTTGCAAGTCCAGTGAACTGCGGATTATTTACAGGTGCCTTGGAGCTATCAGAAGGATGCGAATGGTCTTCTCTGGCAAACTTTATACTTGTTCCAACCTCTCCAGAAACACTGTCAGGTTCAGGAATTTCTGTTGCAGTTAAGTTTTTTACAAAAGCAGTTGTAGCTACTTGTGTAGAATTTGTTGCTGTGGGCGCAGTGGGAGCTGTCGGAACACCTGTAAAATTAGGCGAGTCAAAATCTTCTTCAGAATCCTGAACCGTGCTCAAACGAATCCAGCTATTTTCTTGGCTCGCTGGAGAAGTTTTTAAGAAATATATAGAATTATTGTCGCTCTGAATACAAAAATCTCCAGGAGTAGCTGAAGATAAAGCTAAACGAGCAGCGGTATTAACTGCATCGTATATTGTGGCAGAATTGCTTACTAAGCTGAGGTTTATTTTTCCCTCAGCATCCAAAAGAGGAACTTTAAAGGCATCTGCCTCACCAGAACTCTCGAAAACCGCACCCCTTACAGGGAGTCTAGATAAAAAAGCGCTATCAGCCATTAGACTATTCTATAAATTCGTTAGCTGTTAGTCAATTTATAAGGTTAACTATCTAGTTTTTTTACGATAGGCATTTTTTCTTCAGAAACATCCTCGTCGTCTTGAATATAGTAATTTATTTCTCGGCTAGAATAAAATTTAGCTTTTTCAACTTCAGTCTCAATTTCTTCGAAGTCTTCTTCTGTTTCTCTGTCGGCATTTTTAAATACTGCTCTTACAGAATCATTATAAACTTTATCTACTACACGCATTTCACTAGCCCCTACCTCACCCATAAAAATACCTTGTTTGGGTTTTGTAAAGGAATTTTCTACACACGTCCATTGTTCCTGAGGAACACCTAACATTTTTAAAGCTTCTACTCTTTCTTTTGGAATTTCTTTTCCACTAACCATACATTTATAAATTTCTTTAGGCATAATTTTTATTGAGTCGGTTGTTTACTTTGTTCCAGCCCTTGGCTACGTGCCTGAGAAGTCATTTGCTCTAATTGAGACTTAACGGTAGCATAAAGTGCTTGGTCTGTTGCCTTTATTTCTTGCAACTTACTTCTGCGCTGCGCTCCATCTAATGGAAATAGCTGTTGCGCAATGTCCTGGGCTTGTTGTAGTGCATCTTGAGGAGTAGCAGGTCCTGCCGCCCCTTGAGGCTGGTTAGCGCTCATAACATCGTAAATATTAACGTTGTTCAATTGAGCAAATTCATCTTTTTCTTGTTCTTCTATTTGAAGATCTTTAGCTATACGGTCTTCTTCGGTTTTCTTCCGTAGCTGGTCTTCATAATCAAAGTTGTATAGGTTGAGAAGTTCTGATCTAGCGATAGCATTAGCAGAAACAAGTTGTCCGATGACAGATTTGCGCTCGATATCGTCCGAGAAAGAAATCGGTATCAACCCAACCTTGGCCTTAGGAAGTGATAAAATTTTACCTATAACATCAGCAAGGTGATTTAAAAGAACGTTGTAGTTGTTAGGTATAACATTCCAAGAATTCTCAAATAGTCTCAAAGCTGGACCAGCTGCTTCAGCTTTCAAAGACATTTGGAAAAGCTCCACAGGTATATCGAGAGCATTCAGAATATTATTTTTATAATTTTCCATCAATTCAACAGGAGCTAAATTTTTACCTTCACCACCGAGTTGTTGATAGTTGATGGGGAATGGGAACTTGTGATAAGCACCTGGATCTTTACGATGCTCATCAATCATTTCGTCTACAGAAGCAGCCCAAATACCGCCGTTTTGATGCAAAATTGGGTTGGCTGCCGAGTTACTCTCTGGACTCATCGAAATAACTCTGAATGGGGCTATATCTTCGTAGCAAATAACCTCGTTATACTTCTTCAGTGTTTGAAGCATGAAAAGATCTTCGAACAAAAACATACAGGGAGGAATAGCTTTACCGTCTGTTCTCAAGGTTGTAGGAGTTTCTAGTTTGAGATGCAGAAAGTTTTTGGTATTGAAAGACAGCATTTTCTTGTCAAAAATACAGTCGTAAATTACCTTCGGAGTTTTTTTACTGTAAAACTTATTATTCTTAGTAGTTACTTTCTTAATGTACTGCTGTGGTATATCCCAAAAATACTCATATTCTCCGGTAGTATCTTCGTAACGAATCTTAATTTCTTTGGCGGGCCAGTGAACTATGTGTATTTTTGAAATATCGTTCGAAGGTTTGTCGATAACGAGATGCTCCCCTTTATAGCCGCACTTTAAACAAGTTTTAGTATATTTACCCTTGTTAAATTCAAAGTTATTAACTTTGTCGATATTGTCTACTCTCCCACATTTAGGACATGACAGATTTCTAACAAACCCCTGGTTAACAGTTAAAAATTCATTTCCAAAAGCCAACAAATTCAACCCAGCAACACTCAATATTTGCCGCCACTTCAGCTCTTCTAAAACTTCTTTATATTTTTCTTTGGCTTCAGAATCATCACATTCCACATTAAGAGAAGTGATGAAATAGTTAGCAATTCGGTTTAATGCCTGCTTATAGAAACCGTTACGGAAAAGAAAATGCTCAGCCCAAAGCAACATTCCGTCAATATTTAACGGCATGTATTGAAGGGGTATATTATAAAAAGGATTACTATAGCGGTCATTCTTCCCCAACCCTGTCTGGAAAAATGCTTGTGGTTCGTTAGGATTTATCATTTTTGGTGCTCGTTAGATAGCGATGATGAAACGATGTTCAATCTTTTTTCTCAAACAATTCGCTTATTTTTTTAGGATTTTTTAATTCGTCTTTATGTTCACGGTCAGCTATCTCAAAACCATCCTCGTCATAAAATTCAGCTTTTTTTGTAGTATCAAAATCGCTTCGAGACTCTTTTGTAACCATTCCGTATTTATTCATCTTTTTTAGGTACCTTAAAAAGTATCATAGCTTTTTTTACACCATCCGTCCAATCAAATATAACTCCTGGATAGTAAACAGAATAGCTAACTTTATTATAGGTAAAGTCTAGAGTTTCACTCACTTTAGGTTCAAATACGATTTCATCTTCACTAGAAAAGAGAAGCATAAAAGCCAGATCATGCTCTATAACTTTCTCAACAGCTGAGCGTATCTTACCAAAGGCGTTCTCAAAATAAACTTGAGTGGGTTTAACTTTTTCTATTACAGACTCTTCCACAAATTCTATGTTTTCGGTTGTAGAAATTTTATAAGTTGGTTCGACATCTACCGGAATATAACTATTTATTTTTTTTGTTTTTCTGCCTTTTTTCTTTTGGAGTTTTCCGCTTTCTCCTATTTGCTGCCCTGATTGCTTAGCAGCTTTTTTAATTTGTTCTTGCAACTGTTCTATATCTGCCTCGTCTCCAACAATAGCCACACCACCATCAACCAACTTTCTACCTTCCGCACTATAGACTGACTTTGAGGGATCTCTAGTACCTATAACTAGATCTCCAGTTTTTAAATTCATGGTTTCCATAATAATTTCATGTACTCTAATCCAACCCAAACACAAGTCAAATTATTTTTTGAAACTAGTTGACCTGGTTAAATTAAAGAAGTATCTTATATTGTCAAAGCCTGAAAATGAGTTCATCCAAGCTGTACATAGCTAAAAAAAATAGCAAACGTCGTCTAGGTATTTTAGTAGATCTAGAAGACTACATTAAATATCATAAATGTAACCTTCGTGTACTACCCGATGGAAGAGTTTATTTTACCGACAAAGGCAAAAAAAAGTATTTGCATAGAGAGATTTTGGATTTGACAAGCCCCGAAAAGAAAGTATTTTTCAAATCAGTGAATAAATTAGACCTGCGTAAAACTAACTTAATCATCCGAGAAGTATCTGATGAGTATAGAGGACGTTATGCCGTACAATTTTACAACAACTGAAAAAATTAAACTCGAGCTAATTTTATTATAAGTGCTTAGTTATAAATTAATTACAAATATTAACTAATAAATTTAGTAAAGTTTTAAAAAATAAAAAATGAATACAACAGAATTATTCTCAAAATTAACAAAACTAAAAGAACAGAAAAAAGGAGCTAAGAGCTTCCTTCTAAAAAAAGGGTACCAGATAAAAGAAGCTGATCGTGTTGTGGAAGTATTCCGGGCAGCTAAGAATGAGAGAGACTTTGAAGCTAAGGTCGATCGTTTTATTGCCGATCTTCCTGAAGACGAACACAACTGGACAGAGAGTCTAAAGTTTGCTGAAAAGTATGTGTACAATAAAGACGATGATAAATATGTTTTCTATTTGAAGGCAGCTAACGATTTTATCGTACTTCCAGGAAATACTGTTCGTGGAATAATTGATAATTACTCTAATTGGTACAAGAGCCCTAGCTCGGTAAATGAAATTTGTAGAAATTACCAAATTCCCAAAGCTTATTTCAACGAACTGCGTGAAATTTTAGGCATTACACATAATTCAGAACCTATTACCAAAGAAGAACTTATAACAAAAAACATAGACCAATTAGCTGACGATATCTTAGAGAAGAAAAAATTCCAACTCTACCAAAAAGTACAAAAAAAGAGTTGGAAAGACACTGAAGAAGCTGCCAGTAAATGGTATGATTTTATCGAAGGGTCATTCAATCCGTTTGACTCGCTGTTGAAGTCTTGGGTTCCACCAAAATACGAATCAATCAAACAAATAAACAAAAAGAAAAAAGTCGGCAATAAAGCTATTGTTGTAGGTTTGTCAGATATCCACTTCGGAACATATGCCAGCCCAGATAGTTCTTTTCGTAACAAAGGGTCTAACACAGAAGATATTATTAGGAGCATTGAAAAATACTCCAAAGATATTGTGGAATTTTTAGATAATAGAACCTATAACTTTAACGAATGTATTATAACTTCACTGGGGGATATCTTACATACTACTGGACAGGGATTCACTACCAAAGGGACCTTGTTGAGTCACGACTGTATTAAAGAAGAGCAGTTCAATGCCGCTTTTGATACGCTGACTAAGTTCGTCAGTAGTATGTTAGAGCTCTTTCCCAAAGTCAAAGTAAAGAGCGTTAAAGGAAATCATAACGACTTTGGAGATTATGTATTATTCCGTGCTTTGCAGGCATATTTCAGAAAAGAGAAGCGTATTGAATTTGAAGTGTTCCAGTCTGACCACGGGCTATTCAAAGTAAACAACACACTATTCATTATTTCTCATGGTTATAGTGCTGAGTATAAAGGGCACCTACCTGCTAACGGGAAAGCTCGTGAAAGCTATATAGCTAATTTATTTCTAGCTAATCCCGAAGCACTAATGAATGTAAAATCTAAAGTACTACTCACTGCTGATCAACATCATTGGGAAGCAAAGGAATATGCCGAGTTCGAACACTACATGCTCAGTACTATTGTAGAGGGGGATAAGTATTCTGAATCGATGGGATTAAACAGCAGAGCAAAACAGAGTTGTTTCATTGTCGATGACGAAGGAATATCTGAAATAATATACAGCTACGCTGGGGGGAAAAAACAATAAGACCCCCCTTAAAAATACTCCCTACTTTTAAGGTATAATTAATTAGTAGGGAGGTATTTTTCGCCCTATTTTTTACCTCGTGGTGTAATGGTAGCACAAGAGTTTTTGGCACTCTTTGTCATAGTTCGAGTCTATGCGAGGTAGTAGTAGATTAGCTGGATTAGTGTAACTGGAAGCACCGACGGTCTTATAAGCCGTGTGCCCTAGATGAGGGCCGAGCGTAGGTTCGATTCCTACATCCAGCACCAACCGTAACAACAAACATAAAACACAATATGCCTAGCAAAAAACCCACAAAGAAAGCAGCTCCTAAAAAAGCCGCAGCAAAAAAACCGGCAGCTAAAAAATCAGCAGCTAAAAAAGTCGACACTAAAAAAGATCCTGCTCCTACTTCCCTCTCCATTCCTGGTTATGGAAGACGTGCAGCAAAATGAAAGGTTCTTTAGCTGTAGACTCAGTTAAATTACACTTTTTCTCTGACTCACTCTATAGGTTAGCTGGGTGTGCGTACTCAGCTATTAGTATACTCACTGGAGAAAATCCCGAGTTGTTAAGAAAACATTATAAAGATGCATCAGGAATGCCTCCGAATGTAATGTTAAAACATCTTAAAAAACTCAAATTTACTATAAAAAAAATAGATAAAAATTTTCTCTATAAATTAATACAAGAAGGAAAATATGTCACAGATAGCCATGTAATTTTGGCGTCTGTGAGAATGAATAAAAAAGAAGCTTCTTGGGTCGTACTGTATGGGGGAAATATGTGGCATAACTTTGTACCGTTGAGTACATCTTACGTCACCTCCATGAGTTATCCTATGGAGCATGGATATGTCTTGTATTTGCCTGAATGGAGAACATGTGCAATTAATACTGTGATAGATAAGCGGATATTAAGATTACAAAAACTTAAAAGACGAACACTACATTAAAATGTTAATAACAAAAACCTCCCAATTAACCGGTAAAACACATACGTTAGATATCCCTGTTACTGAGCACCAATTGAGTGCTTGGAAAACATCAGGTAAAACTATACAGTCAGTATTACCTCATCTCACAGCAGATGAAAGAGAGTTTATTCTGACTGGTGTTACAACTACTGAGTGGAACAACGTTTTTTCAAGATGAAGCATTTGACAACTATTTTCTATAGTCTATCTATAGTTGGAACGTTTGCTCTGTTCTGGTTCTTTGCCATTTACGGAGCAATACATTTCTTTAAATAATTTATAGGGGTGGTAGCTCAATGGTTAGAGCGTGCGGCTCATAATCGCTTGGTTGTCGGTTCGAATCCGACCCGCCCCACATCTATTTGAATATCAAGGACTTATAGATGCGCGCCCGGCCGCGCGACCTAACTATTTGGCGGTCAAGCACTTACAAAAATACTTGACACAGATCACAAAACCCCATAGTATTTAAGTATGCAAGATTACAAATTGCCCAAAGACACCTACTCCTCCGCTCGCTATGACGAGTTGCACTTTGCTGTTGCCCACTACGGCACGGCCATGCACCGAAACCTTTGGGACTTGCTTGTTGACGCTGGCTTAACCAAACGTCAAATCTTTTCCCAATACATGAAGGTTCTTCGTGTGACTACCGCTGTAAATAAAGATATTCTTCATTGTGTTGGTGCAATGAGCTTTGAAACTTTCGATAAAAAAAGCAAGAAATGGCTTGCTTCAAACAACAAAACCCTATAATATCAAAAATGATGAAAACGCTAAACGCACTAATCAAAACCGACGAGTCCATCACCGCAGTAATTGATGGAGTTCCCAAGACGATGAGTTGTAACCATCCGTCTTTCACCGAGGCGATCACTTGCCTCGCTACTGGAGACTACGAAACCCTCGACACTCTGTTCGACGTTTCCGAGTCTATCACCCGCAAGTTCAATGCCGATAATGTCGGCGGTGTGGAGATCACCGATGGTGTGATCTACTACCAAGGTGAACCTGTTCACAACTATGTCGTTGATCGTATCTTCGACTTCATGGACGAGGGCTTGCCGTTCCAACCGCTTGCAAAGTTCCTTGGCAAACTCATGGAGAATCCTTCTCGCCGTGCGGTTTCGGAGCTTTACACGTTCCTTGAACACAAGCATCTTCCGATCTGTGAGGATGGCGACTTCCTTGCCTACAAGAGTGTTCGCCAAGACTACATGGATCACCATAGCGGCAAGTTCTTCAATGGTGTTGGTGAGGTCTTGGAAATGCCTCGCAACGCTGTCTGCGACGATGCCGATGTGGGTTGCTCTTACGGCTTCCATGCTGGTAGTCATGCGTATGCCAGCACTTTCGGTGGCGGCGACTCGCGCCTTGTGATCGTCAAGATCAATCCTGCCGATGTTGTGTCGGTTCCGAAAGATTGCGACTGCCAGAAGTTGCGGACTTCACGCTACGAGGTTGTCAGAGACTTTGAGCGCGTGTATCGTAGCCCACTCAATACGGAGTTCACTTCTTACGATGAGGACTACGATGACGAGGGCGACGAGGATGAAGATTATGGTTGCACAAACAAAAACTGCAACTACCATAATGTGAGGGATGCGAAGGGACGCTTCATGCGGAAGCGGTAGTCGTTGGTGCGACAAAAAAGGGGGTGGGGCTTGTGGTGGGCCTCACCCCCAACTTTTTGTAGGGATCTTGTTTGTTGTAAGTTGTTCTTATTCAACTACTTGCATCGCCGCGCCCCGCCGCGCCGCGTAAGTCGTTGGTATTCAACGTGTTAAATTTTTTTGCAAAAAATCGCTTGCCATATCACACAAATGCTGTTACTCTGAATACTCAACCTACTACTACAATGATCGTTACACAAACCAAAGCTAATGTTGTCACGCAAGGCGTTCAAGGTGCTGTTTCTTTCGGCATCAAACAAGAAGG